GGCTATTTGCGGCGCGCTATTATGGGCGGCGGGCAGTATGCTCTGAAGCAGCTTATTGCGTGGGATCTCGGTCGCGAGATGGATAAGACCGAGCAGGCAAGCAACTGGGCCGACCCAGATCTCACTGACAGCCAGCTCGAGTACGCATACAACGACGCGCTCGAGACGTGGGATCTATTCCAGCACTGGTACGACCGAGCTGATCAGGACCACCTGAAGGCTTGGCAGATGCTCGACGACATGGTGCCGCCTGTGATCGAGATGGAGGAGGCAGGGATGCTGCTCGATACCCACAGGCACGACCGGCTGATTGGTGAGTGGACGCGCATCCAGCACAAGAAGGTTGCAGAAATTTCCGAGACAGTTGGCTCTGACGACGTCGCTAACATCCGCAGCGACGCGCAGTGGTCAGATTACTTTAGTCGGATATTGCCAGACCACGTCGTTGGGAGCTGGCCGCGCACTGAAAAGACTGGCCAGCTATCGATGACAGGGGAAGTGCTACGCAGCGTTGCCGCACAGTTTGAAGTGGAGCACCCCGGCAACCCACTGACGTCTCTCCTCGACGCTCTGGCGGCGTATAAGAAGGTCTCAAAATACATTTCCTCCTTCGGCGACAGTCTGTTACAAAAGGCATACGCTTCTCCCGATCAGCGCGTTCGCGCAAGGTACAACATTGCAGCAGCGAAGACCTGCAGGTTCTCTTGCAGCAGTCCAAATTTACAGCAAGTGCCGCGTGACAACGAGCTCCTCGGAGAGGCGACCAGCGTGCGCTCATCTTTCATTGCAGCCGAAGGCTGTCGTCTTGTCAGCTTCGACTATTCCGGTATCGAGCTGCGTGTGCTGGCCTTGCTGGCGGAGGACGACCAGCTCCTAGAAGATATGGTGGAGGGCGACGTCCACGCCGAGGTCGCCGCTGTCATAGCCGGTCACTCTATTGATAAGTCTACGCCGGAGGGTAAGAAGGCCCGCACCGCAGCAAAGGGTGTGTCATTTGGCATTATCTATGGAAGCGGCGCATCCGGCCTTGCCGTCAACATGCGAACGACCGTCGAGAAGGCTGAGGAGTACATCGCGTTTTGGGCTGACCGCTACAGCAATGCGTTTGATTACCGCAATAAGATGATGGATGAGGCCAGCCGCACGCGATACATCCGCTGCGTAGATGGTGGCACGATCTACATGGGCAAGAAACCGGACCTGCCGAAATGCGCGAACTACCCGGTGCAGCGGGCGGCGTTGTCGGTCATGGCGCGTGCTTTGATACGCCACAAGAATACGTTGGATCACACACGATCTTGTGGTCAGCAGACACACACAAAAATGATCTCGACGATCCACGACGCGATCATCGATGAGACACTACTGGCTGACGCCGGTAGCTGCCTGTCCTTAATGGAGCGGGACATGACGGAAGCCTACCTCGACATTTTCCCAGCAGCCCCAACAGAGCGGCTTGTCGAAGGTGGTGTAGGCACAAGCTGGGCTAACTTAGAATGAGGAGTCATTATGTTTAACCGAACCATCAACCTCGAGCGGCGCGTTGCCGTTTTGGAAAAGAACATCACCGCCTTAAAAAAGAGCGTCGCCGTCTTAAAAAAGAGCGCTGCAAAGACGCGGTCTGCAACGCCACTCACCCCTGCCGGTTGGCGTGGCACTCGGCGCACAAAGAACAATACTTTTTTTATTAAGCGCGGGCATTACGAAGTCTACGACATTGCCAAAATGCAAGATGCAATCAACTTATCTACAGAAGAAATTATGTCAGCGCGCTGGTCGCACGGCAGTGTGGAAAGCTCAGTTAAAGGCGCGCTATTGCGGAGCGGGCTGGGACGAGGCGGGTCTATGTCATCAAGTGAATGGAGCAAAAAATGAGCACGCAGTTAGGTTTTGATTTTTACGAAGATTGTGCCGACATCAGGTCAACAGTTCTGCAGACGGCGAAGGAGTATGTGACCAAGGACAGACCCGCCGAGTATGGAGATGTGGAAGAAAATTTTAGGACTATCGCAGATTATTGGTCCACGCATCTTGCCGTCGATGTGACCTCGATAGATGTCAGTATAATGATGACGCTGTTGAAAATTGCACGGCTCAAAAGTAACTCCCAAAACATTGATAGTTGGGTTGACGGCTGCGGGTATCTCGCTCTCGGTGCAGAACTATCGGACGAAGTATCGTGAGCAGAACCCAAGCCGAGAGGCAGAAAAATTACGAGCAGAAATTGCGAAATGATGGATATCGCCGTCTGCAAATATGGGTGCGGAAAGAGGACGCCGACAAAGTTAAAGAGTTTGCCGCGTCTCTTAGAAAGGAGTAGGCTTGCAGCTCTCTCTTACTAAAAAACTGACCTCCTTTTTTTGGGGGTCTTTTTTTATGCCAAACTTTCTAGCCGCTGAGCGTGACGCTCTGTGCGTTCCGGCGTCTGTCGGTACAGCTTACTGTCTCTCAGCTCCTCCGCTGCCGTCATCCACATAGGCGGCTCTTGCTCCAGCGCTTCGTGGTGCTTGACAAAACGAGAGTATCGAGGGGCACCAAGCTGAAACGCAAGAGAGATCACTGTGATCTGCGCGGGGACGGGCCAACTCTCCAACTCTGGCTGTAACCGGAGCGCGTCACTTTTTGCGGTAGCCACATCCTGCGTGAATAGTTGGCTGACGCGGGCCTCGCTTACTTCAGTGCCGACCGGCCAGCTAAATTCAGGATCGCTTTCTACAAGCAAATGTCCAATGCCCATTGTAGCTTTTTGGAGGTGGTCTAAATAAATTCGGTAGTCTCCGTTGCCCTCATCTTGTTCGAGTAGTTCGCGCAATTCATCCATCATTTTTTCTTCTCCATTGGGGCAACAGCCTTCTCATAATAGATAATGATCTGCTGCTGCTGTTCAATGTATTTTTTTAGAGCTGCCATATTTAACGCTAGGGTCTCGTATCCTCTAACCGAAATTGCGTAGAATAATAGATCGCCATTCTCTTTTTTAAAGCGAGCCTTGAACGCCTCGTAGGTGTCAGGGGTTACCACATAGAAATGCATATCCGACAGCTTGACAGGCTGCGGTCGGTTGGGCGTCGGTATCTTGCGCTCGACCTCGACCGTCTTGATCTCAACTGGCAGTACGTCTTTGAAGGTGCTGCAACCGCTACTTAGCAGCAGGAGCGGCACCAGACAAAACCTCAAGAGACCTGAATAACTTGGCCGTCCCAGCATTAATTTTTCTTTCAACGAGCCTCGGTTTTTTGAGGCTTAATTTCGTCAGGTCGTGCTTGCGTAATTTATTGATCAGCACGTCGCGATATTTATTAGCTGCCGCCATATTTGATTGCAGCTCTTTGTTCAGCTCCGCAAACTTCTCCCGATCCTCAATCATCGTGTTGATCGTGATATCCTGCAGCTTTTTGGCTGTCTCTAACTTAGCCGTGTTCTCGGTCAGGATCTGGATACGTTGTTGGGTATCTTTGTAGTAGTAGAAAGCCCCGTAAACTGAACCGCCTACAAGACCCACCACTACAACAAGGACATAGATTTTTAGCATCAAAGGATGCCCTTCTCCCTTAGAACAAACGCAACTGCGGCAGCGCCAACCGAAGCCATAATCACAACGGGTTGGGCAATCAAGACGCCAATACCTACGCCGCCAACGGCACATGCCGCATACGAGGACGGTTCTTTCATACGATCTTTAATCCAGTCTACCATTTTTATTCTCCTATTTTTTACCTTGTGCAAAACTAGTAGCACCAAAATATACAGCAACTAAGCCGGATAACCCATAAAAAATAGGGCCAATCGGCGCAGTCGTATAGGCGGCGGGGTTTACCAGAACAAACCCAACCGTCATTGCCATCAGTGCAAGTGCCGCCCAGCACATCAAACGGCGGTTAATTTGGTAGGCGCTCTTGTCTGGAATGTTATCTACTTTTTCATCAGTCATTTTATTTTCCTTTTAACAGAGGGTTATCGAGGGCGCGTTGAAGACGCTTGTTTAAAATTACTTCAAGGGCTGTGAGCTTCTCGTCTACTGAATTTATTTTTAAATCAAACCGCTCGCTAGCACTCGAAGTGATGGAGCGCAGGGTTCTTTCAGCTTGCCGCATTGCAGCGCGAGTATCGGAGTCTGCTTGGCGGGACCGGCGGTCCACAGCCCCGACGCTTTTGTATAGTTTTGCAGCATCGCTGCGTTGGTCATCCCGGAGATCGCGAGCAAGTTGTTGTATCTCACCGACGCGCAAACGCACAGACGACATCTCTTTTCGGACAGCATCAACAGTTTCGTTTTGGACTGCTAATTCTTGCCGTATGCCTGAGAGGTCAGGGGCAGAGTAGCTGGAAATCTTTTTCTCCATTGCGACCCAGCGCGCGTACACTTCGGCCCCCGCAAAAATCGAGCCGCCCGCTGTCGACAAAGCCATGACGACGGCAATCATCTTGCCGCCTTTAAACTTAACACCCGCAAATTCAACTTCAGCCATCAGCGTTTCCAGTCGAGTTGAACGAGGGCTTCGTGCGCCCCGTTGCTGCTGCCAAACAATGTATAGTTTTGCATTGGGTTAGCCAGACTGCGGTCATCTCGCATTGATGTAGTCGGCATGGTCACCACATCCACCAGCGCATTAGTCGTTTTAATTCTTGGCGCGATCATCCCCATCGCTACAAGCATCGTTGTCTGCGCCGCTGCTGAATATCTTTGCGACGGTGCGATCTTCGCCACTACTTTCTGCGCTGCCGCCTTTATTTTCTGCTGCCGTGTTGGTGCAACTGCTGCTGGCGCGGCTTCGGGCGCGGCTTCTGGCGCTGCCTCTGTTGTTTCTTCTGGTGATGATGGTGCCTCCGGTTCAGCCGCTGGTTCCGGCGTTGGTTCTATCTGTGCCTCGATGGTTGCCTCGGCTTGAGCTTCCTGTTGTTGCTGTTCCGCCGGGGGAGGTGGCAGGTCGATTTGGATTGGAGCAATTTCAGGTGGA